ATGTGTCTTCAGGCAATTGAGTCTTTTAATATGTCATTTATGACTGACTCAATTGCACGGATCGACCATTCTTCAATGGTTGAACTCCAAGATGAAGTCTTCGACTTCAGTGAAGAGTTGAGTGACTTGTCATCAACTCCCGAATTCCAAGAACTCAGTTCTAGAATTCGCTTCCAAAGGCCTTTTAGGCCTGAGGAGAAAGCGATCCTTCTTACAAAGAAGGGCACTGCTAAATTTAGCAGTCATCCTGCTCCAATCAAAGGCTTTGCGCCCGCGATAGTAGGATCAACAGCCGAGTTGATAAAGGCACAACAGTGCCAATATTCGGACGGCTTATCATATTATGATAAGTTGACCCAATTAGGTAACCTGATTGGCAAACTATCGTTTCCTTCTATGAAGGCGATAGATCAAGAGCCCCCTATGGGGTATCTTGACGGTTTACTACGTAGAAACGTAGTAATCCCTTCACCTGGACTTAAGTCCAGAGTGATTGCCGTCGGTGATTACAATACTCAGTATATGTTATCACCTATTCACCGGTGGGCATTTGAATGTCTACGCCAAATTTCATCTGATTACACTTTCAATCATGATCGTGGTTTTCAGGCTTTGAGTAGGTTTACCAACTCAAGCAACTATGTCGCTTGCTTTGATTTATCAAATGCAACCGATGCCTTTCCTGTATCTTTTACAGAAGAGGTTCTTCGACAGGTTTTACCTGGCGGGGATCAGATCGCGCCCTTATGGACGTTGATCATGACGTCGCTGCCATTTGGCAAACGTTATTACCGTCGAGGACAGCCAATGGGCTTATTGTCCTCTTGGGCAGCATTTGCACTTTCTCACCACTTTGTGGTGTGGCTAGCCGCTAAGAAGGCTGGCGGTACTCTTCTTAGAAGAGTACTTGCGAATCCCAGCGAATACTATGGTATTGTTGGGGATGATGTGTTTATAACACATCCTGCCCTAGCGCATTATTATGCACTCATAATAGTCGCTCTCGGTGTAAAGATAAACTTTACAAAGAGTCTCATTATCACTAGTGATAAGAGAGTGAGTGAATTCGTTAAACGAAATTCATTCTGCG